TATCTAGTATCCCTTACCCCCCCCTATAATCCCCCCCGTTGTTCCCTACGGAACAGAAACAACATTAATAGCATGGACAAAGAAAACATACTGGACCCACGACAAGAAAAATATTTGAACTGGCTATGCACGCCAGCGTCTGGTCGGATTCCTAGTTCGCAAGAGAAGTATGCTCAGCAGGAAGGTATTGACCCGACAACTCTTAGACGCTGGCAGAAGAAACCGTCCTTTAAGGCTGAGTGGGCTAAACGGGTGGAGGACCTGCAGGGTTCTCCTGAGCGGTCACAGAAGTTGTTGGACGCATTATATGCTAAGGCGTTGGATGGTGATAATAAGGCTGCACAACTGTATCTTCAGGCAACCAATAGGTTGGCTCCTACGCAAATCAAGGTTGAACATTCTCAGAAGTTGGAGGATATTTCTGATGCTGAGTTGGATGCGTTGATTGCTCGGGCTGCTTTGGGTGAGAAACATATCCGTCAGGAAACAGAATCTTTTGCTAGGGAACTAAAAGAACTATAAATATGGCTACTACTAATGATGCGATGTTTGTTGCGTTAAAGGCGCAGTATCCTAGTTTGTCCACTTTGGGTGATTTGATGTATGCGTTTGCTCAAGATAATGGTTACGATTTTCGTAACACTTTGGGTTACCAGTTTTATGCTGCTACTGGTGCCGAAGGCACGACTCTTGGCGATTTGGCTTATTCGTATTGGAATGACCCAGATTTTGCGGTTTCTAACTTAGAACAGGAAGATGGAACAGATTTGTTACTAGAGGATGGTGGTTTCGTTTTGATGGAGGCTGGTAATGGCTGATAAGAAGATAACGGCTTTAACGGCGCTGGTTGGCGCTGATGTTGCCGACACAGATGTTTTTGCTGTCGTTGATGTTTCGGCTACTGAAACAAAAAAGATTACTGCCGAGGAGTTGTCTGTTGCTGTTGCCGCACAGGGTTTGAATGCTGGTGGTGCTAGTCGTGTTCACATTCATGGTATTCATTTGCCCGCTACCCACAACATTGAGTTTGAGGGTACAACAAACAATGACCATGAAACCATTTTAACTGTCATAGACCCGACTGCTGACCGAACTGTTAGTTTGCCTGATGCAACTGGTACGGTTGCTCTTACTAGCGACTTAAGCACTTACGCTCCATTAGCCAGCCCAACTTTTACTGGTACACCTACTTTGCCTACGGGAACTATCGCTGTTACTCAGAGCGCTTCGGATAATAGCACAAAGGTTGCTACTACGGCTTATGCTGATGCGGCTGCTACTGCTGCCGCTGCTGCTGCAACAGTAGATTTTGCTGATGTTGATAACATTTTAAGTAACGCAGTATTCAACTAGGGAACAATTTAACCACTTATTAGGAGATAACAAATGGCAACATTCACTAAGAAAATTCTTTCAGGTAGCACAGACGGTAAAGCGATTAAGGTTGCTCAGACTGCTACGGCTGGTACAACGATTCATACTGGTTCAACTACAACCACAACTCTTGATGAGGTTTGGTTGTATGCAGTAAACACTTCTGCTTCAAATGTCAAATTAACGATTGAATGGGGCGAAGCAACAGCACCTGATGGCAACATTGAACTTAGTGTTGTTGCCGAGTCGGGTCTTGTTTTGGTTGTTCCTGGGTTGTTGATTAAAGGTAATGCAACTGCGCTTGTTGTTAAGGCTTTTGCTGCGACAGCGAATGTGATTTGTATTCACGGGTATGTAAACCAGATTACGGTTTAAGTTATGCGGTTTGATAACCGTTCACGGGTTAGCACTTATACTTCTGCTTGGATGCCGACAGGCGATGAATATGTATTACCACTGACAGTTGATTATCTTGTTGTCGCTGGTGGTGGTGGCGGTGGTGGAGCCGAACAAGGCGGCGGCGGCGGCGCTGGTGGATATCGTTGTACCGTTACCGCTTCTGGTGGTAGTCCAGGAACTGTTGAAACAGCCTTAACGCTTGCTAAAGCAACAAATTATACAGTAACCATTGGTGGTGGTGGTGGTACAAACAGCAACGGTAGCAACTCCGTGTTTAGTACAATTACTTCAACTGGCGGCGGCGGTGGTGGTGCGTGGAATGGTGGTTCAATCGTAGGGGCGCAATCAGGTGGTTCTGGTGGTGGCGGCGGCAGTACGGCGCAAGGTGGTGCGGCAGGTACGGCAAACCAAGGTTTTGCTGGTGCGAATGGTACTGCTGGCAATAATGGTCCAGGTGGTGGTGGCGGTGGTGCGTCAGCAGCAGGTAGTGGTGGCAATGGTGGTGCTGGGCGAGCAACAAGTATTTCTGGAACTTCTGCAACTTACGCAGGTGGCGGAGGAGGAGGTTATGAATCTCGTTATGGTGGTGGCACTGATGGTGGCACAGGTGGCGCAGGTGGTGGAGGTAAAGGAACTGGTCCTGTTAGCGGTGCTGGAACTGCTGGTAGCACAAATACTGGTGGTGGTGGTGGCGGTGGCGGTAGTGGTAGCACAACAGGTCAATCGGGTGGTAGCGGCAGAATTATGTTGCGATATCCAGATGTATACACAATTACTATCGGTGCAGGTTTAACGGGTTCAACAGCGACCGATGGTTCATTTAAAATCACAACAATTACCGCAGGTAGCGGTAATGTGAGTTGGGCTTAAATGACTAGACCGTTTTCACCTCGTGCCAGAGTTTCCACTTATACTTCTGCTTGGATGCCAACAGGCGATGAACTTTTACCTATTACGGTTGATTATTTGGTTGTCGCTGGTGGTGGTTCGGGTGGTCAAGAAAATGTCTCATCAGGTCGTGGCGGCGGCGGCGGTGCTGGTGGTTTTAGAACAGGCACAGGACTGTCTTTATCTGGTGACATAACTGTAACTGTTGGCGCAGGTGGCGCAGCAGTTGGTGCAGGCACTAAAGGCATTAGTGGGAGTGACAGCGTACTTAGTTCTATTACTTCAGCGGGTGGCGGTGGCGGTGGTGGCGGTTCAAGTTCATCAGCCGCAGTTACATTTGGTTTGGCTGGTGGTAGCGGTGGTGGTTCGGCAAACAACAGCACAGCAGCAGCGGGCAACACTCCTAGCACTTCACCTAGTCAAGGTTCTAATGGTGGTGGTGGTCGTGGCGGCGGTGGTGGTGGTGCGTCAGCCGTTGGCGGCACAGGCATAGATGACGGTGATGGTGGTGCAGGCGGTGCAGGAACAAGCAATTCTTATTCAGGTTCGGCAGTTACTTATGCAGGTGGCGGTGGTGGTTGTGGTGTAACTAATGCACCAGCAGGCGGTTCAGGTGGTGGCGGTGCAGGCGCAAGAACAAGTACAAGTGGGGCGGGTAGTGGTACAGCAAATCGTGGTGGCGGTGGCGGTGGTGCAAATAACGAAAACTTTAAAACTTCAGGTTCTGGCGGTTCAGGCATAGTCATCATCCGATATCCAGACACAAATCGTGATATTTCAGTTGGCGCAGGTTTGACATACACCCAAACAACATCGGGTGGCTACAAAATATATCAATTCACTGCTGGCACAGGCACAGTAACAATCTAAGATAGGAGAATATATATGGCACATTACGCATTTCTAGATAGCAACAATGTTGTGGTCAAAGTAATTACTGGCGTTGATGAAACAGTCACGCAACTTGACAACGGCGTTGAGGTGGGTGGTTCATCTGAGGCTTGGGAACAGTTTTATGAGAATCAACCGTGGCACTCGGGGCTGACCTGCAAACGCACTAGTTACAACAACAACATCCGCAAACAATACGCAGGTATTGGTTTTACTTATGACGCAGCCGCCGATGTGTTTATCGCACCACAACCATATCCATCATGGGTTTTAGATGAGAACCATGATTGGCAACCACCAACACCAATGCCAACAGATGACAAACGGTATGCGTGGTTTGAACCGAACCAACAATGGATAGAAATAGTTGAGCCTTAAAGTGTGGGTCGCAATCTAACAAGGTGGCTTATACCGCTACCAGCAATCCTGTTTGCGGTTGCACCGCAAAACGCTAATGCAGAACCAGTTGCAGGTTTAACAACAACCTATTACACGATTGATGTAATTCCACCAGTTCAATCCACTACAGAATATCCTGTTTGTGGTTCAGAAATAGAAAACAATATTAACCGTAGTTATGACGGTGAACCGTACGAAGATTGCACGGGCGACTTGTTTATGGTTCATATGGCAGGGTTTATTACAATTCCTGAACATAATACAATTGAGTTTATGTTGGCTCACGATGATGGCGGAGAGATAACAATTGGTGGTAATACATTTGGTGTTTGGAATGACCAAGGTTGTTCGTGGAGTATGTCAAATCAACTAGAAGTTGATACTGGAACTGTTCCACTTCAATTATTTATGTATGAAAATGGTGGGGCAGCCTGCCTGATGCTTGCTTGGAAAATAGATGACGGCGATTGGACAATCGTACCTGATGAAGCGTTTACTTATCAAATGAATGTATCAACTACAACTATTCAGGAGACTACAACATCATGGGTTCAAAGTACAACATCCACGACTGTGGTGACGACAGATACTATTATTGCGGAAACAACGACTGTCCCTGCAACGACAACTACAGTAGTCCCTTCCACAACAACGACCACAACCACAGAGCCAGTTCAGACATCAACAACCACATCCACGACAAGTACAACAGTAGCCCCGACCACAACAACTGAGCCACCTTATACGCCACCTCAAACATCAACTACGGTTCCTGAACCTAAACCTGAATCTAGTCCCACCAACGAGACTCAACCTGAAGAAACCACAAACGAACCCGCCACCACAATTGACGAACCCGAAACAACAGAACCCGAAACATCTACAACTTATCCTGACGAGACTTTTCTAGAACCTGTTGAGCCTGATGAGACAACCATTCCTGAGACATTCTTTCCCAAGATTGAAGATGAGCCTGTTCTTGACGAAACAAAACAGCCAACAGAGCCGCTAGAGCCAGAGGAAGATATATCAGAAACAACACAATTAGCAGTACAGAGTTCATCAACCACTAGTGTACTGTTCCTTGAAGATGAACTTATTGATTATGAACAGTTTTCTGCGATTATAGAATCTATTGATGAAGCAACACCAGAGCAGATTGTTGCCATTATAGAAACTGTGTTGGCTGCTAATGTCACTAGTGAACAAGCAGCAGAGTTGGTGTCTAATGTGGCTATTCTTGAGGTGATTAGTCAAGAAGATGCAGAACAGTTGTTTTCTGAGGTTGTCCCCGCTGATTTGACTGAGGAACAGGCTGCGTTAATTGTGGAGGCTGTTCAAACAGCCCCCATTGAGGTACGGAAAACATTTGAGGGAGTGATTGACATTTTTGGTTCACAGTTTGAAAACTATGTACCTACTGGGTCAAATATTCCAGTTTCCCAAAGGCGTACTTTGGTTGCCGTTGGGGCAACATTAACAATGTTACCTACTTCTAAGGTTAGACGATAATGAAACGCATATTGGATTATCTTGTAGATAATGCGTGGACATGGGCGGGAACTGGCATGGTTTTGATTACTTTGTCTGGTCCTACCTTTAGACAGGCAGTTTTTCTTACGGGTGTAGCGATTATGGTTCATTCCATAATCACTTTTACAAAAAAGGATGACAATGAATAAATCTATTGCAAAAATGTTGGACCTTGGGCAGCGTTTGGTTTCGCTGTTTATTGCGAGTGCTTTGCCAATTATTACTGGTGGCGCTATTTTGGGTGTTGATGTTGTTAAATCTGCTGGTGTTGCTGGATTAACAGCGTTGTTTGGTGTTGTTCAAAAGTTGGCTGCTGCCAGTGTTGATGGCGAGTTGTCGGCTGATGAAATCAGCAAGGCTTTTGGTAAATAGTGCCATATCCTGTTGTTAAGGTAAAATACTGTAGTCATTTAGCGGGTAAAAAACCTAGCGAAGTTACGCCAGATATTTTGCGCAAAACTGTTAGTGGCGGCAAAATGGAGTTGTGTGCCGCTGATGCTTGGGATGCGATGGTTGCCGCTGCGGCTAAAGATGGTGTTACTTTGAAGCCAACTAGTTTGGGTGACCAGTTTCGTAGCATTGAGCAGCAGAAGGCTGCGTTTTTGCAACGCTACAGGAAAGAACCTGTTGCTAATTCTACTAGTCGTACTTGGAATGGTCAGAAATGGTGGCTTAAAAAAGGTTTAGCGCCTTTGGCTGCACCTAATGATGACCCTAAAACTTGTAGTCGTCATATGCTTGGTTTGGCTGTTGATGTTGCTAACGCTAGTGGTAAGATATTGGAGTGGCTGTTGGCTAACGAAAACAAGTTTGGTTTCAGTCACGAGGTTCAATCTGAGCCTTGGCATATTCGTTATGTTGCTGGCGATGATGTTCCAGCAGCGGTGAAAGAGTTTGTAGAACAACCGAAATAACAATCCGTTAGGATGGTGTTTATGCGTAAATGGTTTATATCCATTGTTGCTATCTGTTTAATCATGCCTATTAGTCATGTTCATGCCGTATCTAGGGAGTTGGTTGGCAAATGTGGGCATTGGTTAGATGATGCTTTGGATGTGGGTTGGTCTAGGTCGCATATATCTAAATTGGATTATGTGATGTGGCGTGAATCTAGGTGTATGCCTAGTGTATTTAACCCAACCGACCCAAATGGCGGCTCTAGAGGCTTGCTGCAAATTAATCAGTTTTGGTGTTTGCCTAGCAGATATTTTCCTAATGGCTGGTTGCAGTCGCAAGGAGTTTTAGATTCATGTGCACAGTTGTCTAATCCTGTGATTAATTTGCGTGCTGCTTTGGCTATTTTTGAATATTCTGAGAAACGAAACGATAATGGTTGGCAGCCTTGGGGTAAATAGTGGAATTAACTGAACTTTTAAATGAGAAAGAGTGGCGTTTGTGCCGAGGTCCTGACAACGCCACCATTGATGAGCAGTTAGCGGCTTTTGTTCATTTTTGTGAAAACTATTGGTTTATTAAACATCCTGAGCGTGCACGAATTCTTTTTAAGTTGCGTGAAGCGCAAATAGATTCTGTTCGTACTTGGTTAGATTCTAGGTATTCTGTTGTTTTGAAAGCCCGTCAGATTGGGTTTTCTACTTTGGCTGCTGCTTATGCGTTTTGGCTAACATTTTTTTGGTCTGACCGTTTTGTTGTCATGCTATCTAGAACCGAGCGTGAGGCTATGAAGTTGTTGTCTAAAAGTAAGTATGGTTACAAATTTTTGCCGTATTGGATGAAAGAAAAAGGTCCAAAGCAGGTTACTGAGCATCAATTGAAAATGATTTTTAGTAACGAGTCGGCTATTGAATCTTTGCCGTCAGGTAATGACCCTGCTCGTGGTGAGTCAGTGTATTTGGTTATTGTGGACGAAATGGCGTTCTTACCTAATCCTGAAGAAGCGTGGGCTTCTATTGAACCTATTGCGGATGTTGGTGGTCGTGTGATTTGTTTGTCCACCGCTAATGGTTCAGGTAACTTTTTTCATAATTTGTGGGTTGGTTCTCAAACTGGGGCTAATCAGTTTGTTGGCATATTTTTTCCTTGGTCTGCTGGTGACCGTGATGATGACTGGTATGCGGTTAAAGCAAAGAATATGGTTTCTTGGCAATTGCATCAAGAGTATCCACGCTTCCCTGAGGAAGCCTTTATCAAATCAGGTAATCCTGTTTTTGATATAGATTTGTTGAACACTATGGAAATTGTTGAACCCGAGGTCGGGTTCTTGCATGCGTATTCTAATAATGTTGTTGAGTTTCGCCCTAGTGAGAATGGTAATTTTTCTGTTTGGGAGTTTCCTGACCCTGAGGCTGTTTATGTAATTGGTTCGGATGTTGCTGAAGGTTTGCAGCATGGTGATTATAGTTCTGCTCATGTTATTAATGCGACTTATGGTTATGTTGTGGCGCATTGGCATGGACATGTTGAGCCAGATATTTTTGGTGAGATGTTGGCTCAGATGGGTTGGTGGTATAACACGGCG